CTATACCAGATGGTAAATTTGGCCCTAACACACAAAAAGCTCTAGCAGCTTGGCAAGCAGAACAAGGGTTACCTGCAACAGGTAAACCAGATCCTGCAACTTACGCTAAAGCTGGTATTGCAGAATCTAAAGCAACAACTGTTGCAGAAGATATCAAAGCATTACAAAACAAACTAGCAATGATCGAAAGCGGTCAATGGCGTTTAGAAGAAGATGCAGACTATCGTGTATGGTTAACAGAAGATAATACTGTTATCGATGATTACGGTAATCAAATTGTAGACGAAAATGTTCTGGATGCAATTGAATGGGATCAACAACGTTTAGACGAATTAAATTTAGGTGGAATAGGCAAGGCATTAGGCCGCGGTTGGGATAAAGTAGCTAACGTTGGCAGAAACTTTGCAGGTGGACTTGCTGGCAAAGATGCTACAGGCAATTTGATTAAAGATACTGAAAAGAGTTTTGCTAACAGAATGGCTACTGAACCTATGAAAAACGGTAAACTTCGTAGTCCTGGTCAAATTGCACGTGATTCAACAAACGCTCGCGGTACAGCCAATATGGCTAATAAAGCCGCTAACTGGGTTGGTCAAAATCCAGGTAAGACTGCTTTAGGTGCTGCAGCACTTGGAGCAGGAGGAATTGCAGCCGCAAATGCGTTAGGCGGAGGCAGTGCTAGTGAAACAGGAACAACTACCGGGGGAGGTAGTGGCGGTGGCGGTGGAGGAGCTAATTCAGATCCAAATATGCCACAAGCACCAGCGGGAGATACTCCAGGAACTACTCCAGCTGCTGGAAATTTAACTCCAGACCAACAAGCATTGATTAAGCAAATAGAAGAATTGATGTCACACGATTGGGCTGATGATAAAGATTGGATCAAAGCAACTGGACACGCTCGTGTTGTATTGGATAAAGCTACTAAAGCAAATCCTCTACAAACAGCGATGGATGCTAAGAACGATGCTGGCGCAACTACTCAAACAGCAAGTACACCGGCAACTACTCCAGCTACCGGTCAAGGAGCTGCACCAACAAGTGCAACTACTCCAGATCCAACATTGAAAGTTTACAAAGATGGTGGCGGAGCAGGAGCTGCATCTAACCCAGCTGTTAAAGAATCGGAAGATGAATTGGCACGTTGGTTAAGAATCGCTCGCGGTTAATCAAATAAAATGGCAGATTTATTTCTGCCATTTCCACCTCTAAAGGTTGAGTTTTTAAGATAATTAGTTTATAATAGGCAATATAGGAGATAATTTATGTCAGGACGCTCGTACGGTGCAGAAGAAAAGGCAAAACTAGAAAGATTGATTAGCGAAGGTAGTACAGTATTACGTGAAGTCGAAGATTTAACAGAAGGCTTAAAAGAAACAGTTAAGGCAGTAGCAGAAGAATTGCAGATCAAACCATCAGTTATTAATAAGGCAATTAAAATCGCACATAAAGGTGATTGGCAAGCCCATAATGCTGATTGGGAAGAAATTGAAGCAATTTTGGATATTACAAAACGTATCTAATAAGTAGTATAATAGAAAGGTTAGCTGGCCATAAACAGCATGAAGGTATTTGTCAGCCTAAATTGACAATGGAGAGTAAACTATGTCTTATGTAGACGCATGGTTTGACCGCGAGAACGATATCGTTCGAGTAGTTGAACGCAACAAGAAAGGTGAAAGGGAATTTAGAGATATTCCTGTACGCCATACATTTTATGTAAAAGACCCACGCGGCAAATTTACTTCAATTTACGGGGATACACTAACACGTATTATCTGTAAAAACACAAAAGAACTACGTAAAGAACAGGCCATTAACAATGGCAAGGAAATGTTTGAATCAGACATTAATCCTATCTTTGTAACACTAAGCGAACACTACTTAAATCAAGATGCTCCTAAACTAAATGTAGCGTTTTTCGATATTGAGGTAGACTTTGATCCAGAACGTGGCTATGCTAGTCCAGACGATGCATTCATGCCAATTACTGCGATTGCCGTCTACCTACAGTGGCTAGAGACTATGGTATGTTTGGCAATCCCTCCTAAAAAAGTCAGCATGGAGGAGGCCAAGGAAATGGTCAAGGACTTTCCTAACACATATCTGTTTGATAACGAAGCAGACTTGTTGGACATGTTCTTGGACTTGATCAAAGATGCAGATGTTATCAGTGGTTGGAATAGTGAAGGATTTGATATTCCCTATACTACAAATCGCGTTACAAAAGTTCTAAGCAAAGAGGACACAAGACGGTTCTGTTTGTTTGACCAATTGCCTAAACGTCGTGAATACGAAAAATATGGTCGTACTAGTACAACTTATGACTACATTGGTCGTGTGCATTTAGATTATCTTGAACTGTACCGCAAGTACACATATGAAGAACGCCATACATATAGATTAGATGCCATTGCAGAATATGAGCTAGGCAAACGTAAAACACAATACGAAGGCACACTAGATCAACTATACAACAACGACTTCCGTACATTTGTAGAATACAACATTAATGACTGTAAACTACTGGACGACCTGGACAAAAAATTAAAATTCATGGATCTTGCCAACACACTGGCACATGAAAATACAGTACTACTACAAACTACAATGGGTGCGGTTGCTGTAACTGAGCAGGCTATTATTAACGAGGCACATCGCAGAGGTTTTCAAGTTCCTAATCGTACCAAGATGAGTGAACGTGAAGACAATGAAGGTGCGGCTGGTGCGTATGTGGCGTATCCTAAAGAAGGATTACAAGATTGGGTAGGATCGTTGGATATTAACAGTCTATATCCGTCAGCTATTCGTGCGCTTAACATGGGGCCAGAAACTATTATCGGTCAGTTGCGTCAAACAATGACTGAAGAATATATAGAATTACAAATGGCCAAAGGCAAATCATTTGCGGCCGCTTGGGAAGGTGTCTTTGGGTCCTTAGAATACACAGCAGTAATGAATCAAGAAATCGGCACAGACATTGCTATCGACTGGGAAGATGGATCTAGTGATGTACTCAGTGCCGCCGAAGTATATAGATTAATATTTGAAAGCAATCAGCCTTGGATGCTTTCAAGTAACGGTACTATCTTCACCCATGAAAAAGAAGGTATTATTCCAGGGCTACTAAAACGCTGGTATGCTGAACGTAAAGAGATGCAGGCCAAACTAAAGGAGGCTATAAATGCTGGAAACAAAATTGAAGAAGAATACTGGGATAAGCGACAACTTGTTAAGAAGATTAATCTTAACAGCCTGTATGGTGCTATTCTTAATAGCGGCTGTAGATTCTTTGATAAACGAATCGGACAATCAACAACGCTGGTCGGTCGTCAAATCGCAAAACATATGGCGAGTAAAGTAAATGAGATCATTACCGGAGAGTATGATCACGTAGGAAAGGCAGTAATTTATGGTGACACTGATAGTTGTTATTTTAGTGCTTATCGCACTCTACAGAAGGACATTGAGGCCGGACGAATTCCCTGGACGAAAGAAACAGTAATTCAACTTTATGATACAATTGGCGAAGAAGTAAATCAAACATTCCCACAGTTTATGTTAGATAGTTTTCATTGTCCTAAGACACGTGGAGAAGTTATCAAAGCAGGTCGCGAAATTGTTGGCAGTAAGAGTTTGTTTATTACTAAGAAACGTTATGCTGTATTGTATTACGACAAAGAAGGCAAACGTGCTGACATAGATGGAAAAGCTGGCAAGATAAAGGCCATGGGCTTGGATCTTAAACGCAGTGATACGCCAGAATTTATTCAAGACTTTTTAAGTGAAGTTCTTGAAATGGTTCTCATGGGTAAGCCTGAACAAGAAGTTTTGGATCATATAAGTCAATTCCGTATTAAATTCAAAGGTCGACCTGGTTGGGAAAAAGGTTCGCCAAAACGTGCCAACAACATTACTGATTATCAAGCCAAGGAAGCCAAAGCTGGTAAAACAAATATGCCTGGTCATGTTAGAGCAAGTATTAATTGGAACACGCTCAAGCGTATGTACAATGACAAGTATTCTATGGGTATTACAGACGGTGCTAAAGTTATTGTTTGTAAACTCAAACCTAATCCGTTAGGTTTTACATCAGTTGCTTATCCAGTGGATGAACTGAGATTACCGCAGTGGTTCAAGGATTTGCCTTTTGATCATGCAGAGATGGAAGCTACCATCATTGATAAAAAGTTAGATAACTTGATTGGTGTTCTTAAATGGGACCTCAACAGCACTGAAGAAAAAAATACATTCAACAGTTTATTTGAGTTTTAATATGGAAATTATAATTGCAGGATATGGGTTTGTTGGCAAGGCTGTTGGCCGTGCTATTGAGCATAGAAATATTGTACATATTGTTGATCCAAAAATTAACGATACCATTGTTTCAGATTATAGATATGCAGAAGGTGTTATTATTTGTGTAGGAACGCCTAGTACAGAATTAGGTGATTGTGATGTCAGTCAAATTTATAGTGTGATGGACACAGTTCCCGAGACATTGCCAGTACTAATAAAATGTACAGTAAGGCCCGATTACCTAAATAGATTACTAGTAAACTATCCCAACCATAATATTTGTTACAGTCCAGAATTTTTACGGGCGGCAACAGCCGATGAGGATTTTGCTAATCAAACATATATGATATTAGGCGGTGAAGATCCCAACGATATTTGGGGAGAATTATTTATGAGTTCTCTTAAAAACCTAAATACAATCGAATATTGCACACTGACAGAAGCAAGTATGTTGAAATATGCCACTAACTGTTTCCTAAGTGTCAAAGTAGCGTTCTTTAATCAAATTTATGACATGTGCCATCTAAACGGTGCTGACTATAATAAAGTTATTGAACTGTTAAAGATGGATGAGCGTATTGGGTCAAGCCATATGCAGGTTCCAGGGCCAGACGGAAGTCGTGGATTTGGGGGTGCTTGTTTCCCTAAAGATACAAATGCGTTTATACATTATGCCGATAAAATTGGATTGATACACACACTGGTAGAATCGGCAATAAAATATAACAAGAAAGTAAGAAAAACATTGACATAGTCATAAAAACCTATATAATAAACAAACATGGAGAATCATATGAAAGACTTTTTACAAGACCTAGTAACACATACGCATAGCCTAGGCTTTTTGCCATTGGTTAAAGTTACTGCTACAGATAAAAGTGTAGCTATCGAATCAAGAGCAGAAGATCATAGCGTTATCCTTAACGCTAAAACTAAAGAAGCTATCGAAGACTTTGAAGGTGTATTTGGTATGCCTAACTTAAACAAGTTGGACATTCTATTAAAATGCCCAGAGTACAAAGAAAATTTCACTATTGAAGTAGTTAAACAGGAACGTGACGGAGAAGAAATTCCTACAGGTTTACATTTTTCTAACGGTGCTGGTGACTTTGAAAACGATTATCGTTTTATGAATTCTAGCATTATCAATGAAAAATTGAAAACTGTTAAATTCAAGGGTGCAACTTGGGATGTTGAATTCAAGCCATCAATGGCCGCTATTCAAAGATTCAAGTTTCAAGCATCAGCACATACAGAAGATCCTGTATTCCAAATTTCAACAAAAGATAACAATCTAGTGTTTAATTTTGGCGATGCTAATACCCATGCTGGAAGTTTTGTATTCCAAAGTGATATTGGTGGTAAATTGAAATCAACTTGGTGCTGGCCAGTAAATGCAATTCAAAGCATCTTAAATCTTCCCGGAGATGTTACTATGCGTATTGCAGATGCAGGTGCTCTACAAATTACTGTAGACAGCGGAATTGCTGAATACGACTACATCCTTCCAGCACAAAGCAAATAATGGTCGAACTTCATAAACGTACCGTACTAAGAGCATTAAGTTATAGAATAGTAGCATTACTGATAACTGCTGTCTGGACTGGTTTAAGCGATGCAGTTATAATACATGTTATCCTAACTGCGGTACATTACGTTATGGAACGAGCATGGTTAAAAATAAAATGGGGCAAAATTGAATAGAAATCTAACAGCAACGCAAAACGACTATGCGTACTTTCTGCCGGCAACGTCAGGATTTTATAGTACCTATATAGGTAAACAACGTCACGGTAACTATGTAGACCCGGCTCGTATCCCCGCGAGCTTTGGTCCAATGGGCATTGAGGCTATGAATTATCTAGATCCCAATGCGGCATTTTATTATGACCATTGTTTATATAGTGCAGGACATGCTAATTTAGATCTTAACAAACCAGATCCTAGCGAAGACATGTTCCGTAATCGAAATCGTGCAACTAGTTGGGTACTAGGTGATTCAGGCGGATTCCAAATTGGTAAAGGCAAGTGGGAAGGTGATTGGAAAGATCCTAACTGTCCAAAAGCAATGAAGAAGCGTACACAAGTATTGGCCTGGATGGATGCACTCATGGACTATGGTATGTGTCTTGATGTTCCGGCTTGGGTGGCTCGTAGTCCGGCAGGAGCCAAGGCTACAGGAATTAGTACCTACGCTGAAGCTGTTCAGGCAACTTTTATCAATAATGATTATTTTATTAATAATCGTAACGGTAATTGTAAATTCCTTAATGTATTACAAGGTGAAAATCACAAGGATGCTGAGGGTTGGTATCAGCACATGAAGAAATATTGTGATCCAAAACAATATCCTGGTCGGCATTTTAACGGTTGGGGCATGGGTGGACAGAATATGTGT